CAAATACAAATGCAAATGCAAATGCAAATACAAATGCAAATACAAATGCAAATGCAAATGCAAATGCAAATACAAATGCAAATGCAAATGCAAATGCAAATACAAATGCAAATGCAAATAAAGAAATCTCGAAAATTGAACCAAGTCAAATAATAAATCAAAATAAAAATATAATTGATGAAGATGAAGATGAAGAATTTATATTCGAAGAAATTGTTATTAATATTGATAATAAAGATTTTATAAATTGTGAATGTGGATCAAAAATAAAAAAATCAAGTAAATCATCACACTTAAAATCAAAAAAACATTTGGATTTCTTAAAAAATAAAAAATAAAATATATATAAATATTTTTTTTAACAAAAATAAAGCATGGGGTTGTAGGTGAACGGCAAGTTCCACACTTTGTTTTAATAAAAATAAAGCATGGGGTTGTAGGGGAACGGCGAGTTCCCTACTGAGTTCTCTAAGTTGCATAAACCATTCCAACATTTCCTCCCATAAAATAAACTACATTAATAATTTCTTCAAAAAGATGTAAGTCAAAATTATAATCGTATATTCTCCACGTTGGTTTATTTACTCCAATTATATTTCCTGTTTCAGGATCACAAATAGTTAATGATTGTGCTAAAGGATCCAATGGAGGTATTATTGTTGTAAATTCCAATTCTATTTTTGAAAATCTACTCATATTAATTGCTCCTGAAGGTTGCATAGTTGCATTATTACTATCTATGCAAAAATTATAACAATATAATCCAGGTGGAGCATATCCATTCGTTCTTATATATTTTTCTATATAATTATAGACACCTGCTGGCTGTATATTTTCTCTATAATCTCCATCAAATAATATTCCAAGAGCAACAAGTATCATTTTATCATTTTGAGGATTATAAGTTTGATTTATTAAAAATCCAGTTAAATTTCCATCAGGATTAACACCAGGACCAATATAAACAGGTACTAAATCACCAGATAAATCAGTTTTATAAACTAAAAAATCACCAGTTGTAGGAGCATTAATTACATTAATTGGAAGATAATTATAAGGCCAATTAGTATAATTGGACCATTCATTTCTTAAATTTGCATCACTTCTTTGAAAATAGAATAGCCAATCTGCAACTAATCCAATAGAATTAGTTTCAACTTTATTTGGACCAGTTACATTATGAAAAATTGTTTCTTTTACTTGTTTTATTAAATATTTTTGTTCTTGTGTGGCAAAAAGTTTTTCTTCTTCATTTGATAAAAAGCAATATGTGCAATTTAAATGAATATCTGTATTCCAAAGTTCACGTGTATCTGAATAAGAATTTATTCCCAATTCAATGTCAGGTGGTGGCTGAAGAAATCTATAAAATTGCATGTACCATTGATTAAAATTTGGTGCAACATAAGGATAATTATTTGTTGCATCCATGACATCACGTATAATGAATATTTCAGATATTGGTCTGCAAGTTATATTTATATGTAATTCATTATATTGTAGCGATGTCAATGGAAATGCCATTTGTGAGTTTAATCCAAACCAATTATTTAATGGTATATATAATATTCTTCCTCTTATAGAAGGTTCTGCTCCAGTTGGATCGTTTGAATAATATGCATTTGGATAAGAATTAATTTTTCCATTTGAGTTTGCAGGATCAAACATATCAATAGTATGTCCTATCATTGCATCAAATAACAATCTTTTTGTTCTATTAAAATCTCTTTGAACTGAAGCTAATAAGTAATCTCCTGAATATTCTTGTAATGTATAATTACCACAAGTAATGCTTATTTTCGAAATCATTTTTGCACCCAAATATTCAATCCATTTAAACTCATAAGGAGCCCATTTTTCAACATTACCCAAATTTTGAGAAATTGTATAATCATTTATTTCTTGAGGTGGTAAAATTGGACTCCAAATATTTGGCATATTAACTGATAAATAACAATCCATTAATAAATCAGCATATCTTGGTATTTTAAAAGTAAATGTTGATTCTTCATTTAATCTCAATGTTTTAGCTCCTTCAAAATCAACACGAAATTTTTGAAGTCCAAAATTAGTATATTTTCTATAAGTTGATTTAAAAAATGATTTGCTTGGATTTCCATTTAATAATATATTTTGTTGTCCTGTTGAAACTAAATTTAACAAACCACCAGGCATTTATATTATTTATATTAATAATTTTTTAAATATTTAAATACTTTTATATTTAAATACTTTTTATATTTTGTAAAATTTATACAAATATATATTAACATATATTAATATATATCAGTATGGATTTAAAAAAAATAGTAGGAAATATTAGCGACAATACAACAGTTACAATAATGATTTATGCTTCAATAATTATTTTGTTACTTTTTATTGGAATTTTTATTTATTTTTATACATTGCAAAAACGATTGTGTAATAATATGGACACTTTATATGGAACATTAAATGGAAAAATAAGAAGTCTCGATTTTAATTTGGATGAAAATAAATTTAAATTTAAAGATTATTATATTAAAACAGCATATAATTGTTGTAGTGGTGGAAATTATAAAAATAGTTATGTTGATACATGCATATTAAAAGATTTAATAAAACAAGGAGTTCGTGGGTTTGATTTTGAAATATTTTCAATAGGTGATGAACCTGTGATATCAACAACACCAGATGATTCAGACAATTATTATAATAAAGATACATTTAATTATGTTAAATTTTCTGATGCAATGAAAATATTGGTTGAATATTCATTTAATAATAGCAATGCACCAAATCCAACTGATCCATTAATATTACATTTTAGAATTAAAAGTACAAATATGTCTATGTATAAAAATTTTGCTAAAATTTTTGAAAAATATTCGGATAAATTATTAGATAAAAATTATAGTTATGAAAATCAAGGAAAAAATTTTGGAGATACACCTTTGGAAAATTTAAAAGGAAAAATTAGTATAATTGTTGATAAAAATAATACATCATTTATGGATTCTCAAGAATTTTATGAATATGTTAATATGACAAGTAATTCAGTATTTATGAGAGCATTGCATTATTATGATATTAAATATACACCTGATATTAATGAATTAATACAAGCAAATAGAGTAGGAATGACAATAGGAATGCCAGATAAAGGAAATAACCCAGATAATCCAAGTGCGATTGTGATGAGAGAAATGGGATGTCAAATGTTAGCAATGAGGTATCAATTGTTTGATGAATACATACAAGAAAATAACATGTTTTTTGATATTAAAGGTGTTGCATTTGTATTAAAGCCTGAAAGATTAAGGCAAAAAGATAATACTCTTCCAGCACCTTCAGAACAAAATCCTCAATTGTCTTATGCAACAAAAACAGTTTCTTCTGATTTTTATAAATTTGATATTTAATTCATTTTTATTTTTTTAATTTTTTTTAATTAATTAAAAAAAATATATTTTACATAAAAATATATTTTTTAAATATATATTTATTCAAAAGAAAAAATTATGAAAAGTTATAAAAAATATATAATATATAACAATGTTAAAAAATGGAATTTGTGAAAATTTAACATTTAATGAATGTGAATTATTTATATTGCGTCAATCAGTAGATAATGCAAAATTTAAATCAAATCAAGAAGAATTAAAAAGTACAGAAATAAAAATAATATTTGATATATTGGAAAATTTTATAAAAAGAAAAAAATTAATATTATATGGTGGAATTGCCATTAATAATATATTACCAAAAAAAGATCAATATTATGACAAAAAATATGAACTTCCAGATTATGATATTTACAGTAAAAATTCAATAAATGATGCAAAAGAATTGGTTGATTTATATACATTTCATGGTTTTAAAGAATGTGAAGCTAAATCCGCAGTACATGTTGGTACATATAAAATTTATGTTAATTTTATTCCAGTTGCTGATATTACACAAGTTCCTCCAAAATTATTCAAATCTATATCAAAAGAAGCAATTATTGTCGATGGAATGTTACATTGTGACCCAAATTTACTAAGAATGTCTATTTATTTAGAATTATCAAGACCATTTGGTGATGCATCAAGATGGGAAAAAATATTAAAAAGATTAATATTATTAAATAAAAATTATCCATTAAAATCTAAAAATTGCAATGCAATTAATTTCCAAAGAAATATGAAAATATCATCAGAAGGAGATAAAATATTCAATGTATTTAAAAAAACATTTATTGAAGAAGGAGTTGTATTTTTCGGAGCTTATGCTCTTTCCAAATATTCCAAATACATGCCTAAAAATTTAAAAAAAAAATTTAATAAAACACCAGATTTTGATGTTTTATCAACAAATCCTTATGAAGTTTCAAACAAAATAAAAAAAAAATTAAAAGAAAATGGTATAAATAATTGTAATATTATAAAACATTCACAAATTGGAGAAATAATACCAGAACATTATGATATACAAATTGGAAAAGATAGTGTTGCATTTATATATAATCCAATAGCATGTCATAGTTATAATATAATAAAAGAAGGAAAACATAAAATAAAAATTGCTACAATTGATACAATGTTGAGTTTTTATTTAGCATTTTTATATGCTGATTTAGAACATTATGATAAAAAAAGAATATTATGCATGTCAAAATATTTATTTGAAGTTCAATCTAGAAATAGATTGGCACAAAAAGGTGTTTTAAAAAGATTTAGTATAAATTGTTATGGACATCAAAAAACTTTGAAAGAAATATTTGCAGAAAAAAGTGAAAAATTTCAAAAAATTAAAAAAAATAGCAAAGAATATGAAAAATACTTTTTGAGATATAGAACAAATAAAAATAGAATTAAAATTAATAAAAATATTACAAATAAAATTAATAGAAAAAAAATTGATGTAAAATATGATAAACCTAATAAAACAAATAAATATTTTAAAATAAAAAAACATAATAAAACTAAAAAAATATTATAAATTATAAAAAGCATATAAATAAAATGTCTTCTCAAATAATATTACCAATTGCAAATGTTTTTAATTTTCAAATAAAAACAACATTGCAATTAAAGCCTAAAATTAATCAAAATAAAACAAAAAAAAAATTAGTTAGATTTTCTGAAATATGCAAAGTTATATTAATACCTACAAGGCATGAATATTTATCTGCTGGTATAATATTATGGTGGAGCAAAAATGATTTCAAATTTTTTAAACAAAATTATTTATTTGAAAATCAGTGTAAAATAAATGATTCAACAAATCAACAAAATTAAATAAAAATTATTAATTTTTTAATTAAAGTTATGAAAATAAATTACGAACATAAATTATAAATTATAATTTATAATTTATAAATTTAAAATCAAAAAATAAAATATTTTTAAATAATAATTAAAAATGTCTTCATTTAATGAAATACTTGAAAATGTAACTATTTCTTCTAATTCTATTGATATTCAATTACCATTTGTAAGTGTTTGCACACCAACATTCAATAGAAGACCATTTATTCCTTTTATAAAAAAATGTTTTGAACATCAAACATATCCAAAAGATCGCATGGAATGGATAATAATCGATGATGGATTTGATCCAGTTGGTGATTTATTTGATGATGTTCCACAAGCTAAATATTTTTATTTTCCAGAACACATGAATTTAGGAAAAAAAAGGAATTTGATGCACACAAAATGTTCTGGAGATATAATTGTTTATATGGATGATGATGATTATTATCCACCAGAAAGAGTTTCACATGCTGTTGAAGTTCTCACATCAAATCCAAATATTTTAGCAGCTGGATCAAGTGAAATGCATATTTATTTTGATTCAATTAAATCAATTATGCAATTTGGTCCTTATGGACCTAATCATGCAACTGCAGCAACATTTGCATTTAAAAAAGAATTATTATTAATTTCATCATATGATGATAATGCATTATTAGCAGAAGAAAAAAATTTTTTACAAAACTATACAGTTCCTTTTATTCAATTAAATACATTAAAAACTATTTTAGTATTTTCTCATAAGCATAATTCATTAAATAAAGATAAAATGTTAGAAAATGCTGAAGTTTCATTAGCAAAACCCTCAAGATATAATATATACAATTTTATGAATGATCCAGAGTTAATAAATTTTTATGTAAAAAATGTTAATTCAATATTAGAAACTTATGAACCAGGTAATTCTAAGTATAAACCAAAAATATTGGAAGAAATTAAAAAAGTTGAAGAAAGGCAAAGAACATTAAAAATAGTTGCAAATAGAATGAATGAATTTGGAAGTAAATATAATACTAATGTTATAAGTTTGGAAACAATTATAATGGATTATGAAGAAAAAATATCTAACAAAGATTTTATTATAAGTGAATTAATTAAAAAAACAAAACAATATTATGAAGAAATAAACAATTTAAAAAATCAACTTTCTCAAAATAATACAACAACAATGTCAAACGCATCTCAACAACTACATCAACAAACACATCAACAACAACCAAATTCATTAAGTTCAAATAAAAAAAATAAGAATAAAAATAAAAAATAAAAATTTAATTTGCAATTTATAATTTGTAATATATAATTTAAATAAAACAATTTAAAGAAATTATATATTATAATTTAATATAAAATTAAAAATGCCTGATAATTATTTAGATGAATACAATGATGACAATTATACTTATGATGCAAATGATGCAAATGATGCATCTTCATCAAATAGTTTTACAGAAGTAAAAAATAAAAATAATAAAAATAATAAAAATTTAAATAATAAATATAAAATATCAATTGGGTTGGATAATTATGGAAATGATATTCATATATATGCATCTAAAGGTCAAGGAACTTTTATCAGACATGCAACAAATGGAAATAAAACAGAATACAAAGTAGGAAGTTCAGATGAAAATTTATTTTTTTCGGTTATTGATTCTAGATCATCATCTCAAGAAAAAGATCCATTAATATTTTACTTTGACACTCCTGAACAATTTGAAAATATAATGAAAAATAAAATAATTATTTCAACAGAAACAAAAAAAAGATGGCATGATAAATATTTGAAATCAAAAAATAGAATTAAATGATTAAATGATTAAATGATTAAATAACCAATTTAAATTAATTATACCCATAATAAAAATATATATATTTTTAAATATACATATTTTTTTAACCCCCTTTTGAAACTGAAAATTTAACTTTGGACATTTTTAGCAAAATACTTACGCTAAAATAATTTTATATATGAGACTATTTCAAATAACATTTCAATATTTTCACAAATAATTTTGTTACCATAATTTAGCAAAATACTTACGCTAATACTTACATATTTTTATTAAAAAATGAGACCATTTCAGTAACAATTTATTTTATTAGTAAATAAATATTATGACTGTGTTGGTAAGCGTAAGTATTTTGCTAAAAATGTCCAAACTTAAATTTTCAGTTTCAAATGGGGGTTAAAAAAATATTTCGACTTTCCAATATGCTGGGCTCCCAAATTTTGGGAAATGTGTTGATAATTTTTCCTAAATATATATAAAGAGAAAAATATATATATTTAAACGCATTTATATTTTTTATAAATTTATCAAAAAAACATTTTCATGAATATTTTGTTAAAAATTATATTTATATTTGCAAGTGTTGCTATTACTATCATAGTATGCATTTGGATCTAAACAATCACAAGTATTTGTTAAATTATTATATTTTGATGTTTCAGGACAAAGTTGGCAGGTTGATTCATAAGAATTGTATGAAAAATTAGTAGGACATTTACATGTCTTTGTTGAAGAATTATATGTTGAACCGCTGGGACAACTAGTACATTCGTTTGTTTTCATTTTATAAACATAATTTTCAGGACATTCGCAACTTTTATGTGTTGAATTATATGTTGAACCAGAAGGACATGCAATACATGAGTATGTATTTTTATTATAAACATAATTTTCAGAGCATTCGCATGTTTCACCTGAGAAAGAATTTGTTGATGATTTACTACCACTAGGACAACTTTTGCATGTATTTGTATCATAATCAAATACTTTTCCATCAGGACAATCACACATTTTATTATAAGCATCATATGTAGCATCAGTAGGGCATGTAATTGGAACGCACATTTGTTTTGAAATATCATAATGTTCCTTTTCATTACATTTGTTTGGATATGGATTTGGAATGCATTTTTGCAAATTATAATCATATACAGTTCCATTAGTACAACAAGCTTCACCAATACATACATCATTTCCATCATCATCATTTCCATCATCATTATTTTCACCATTGTTTTCATTATTATTTTCAGGTTCTGGGGCATCATTTTTATTAAAATACCACGAATAACTATCCCAATTAAGATTATCTCTATTAGAAATATCAGCATATTGTCGAAAAATTGTGTAACTCGAAATTAAAATTATTATTCCGATAATTAATTGGTAAATTGTTGATGAAATAATTGAATTATTATTTAAAATTGTTAAAATTAATATAGGTATACATGTAATTGAAATTAAAAACATAATTCCTTTATAGGCATTATATCTTTTTGCATAATAATTATTTATTTCAATAACTCTTAGTTTATCAACTTTTAATTGATCAACCGAATTTAAATATAATTTTGATTGATTTAATTCATCTTCAATTTTATTAATTGAATTTAATTGTGTATTTAATGTTATATCTAAATTATTTACACCTTCATCATATGATGTGTACATATTTTGTAATGTGGAATACATATTAAGGCGTATTTGTGATAAATTATTAATTTTATCAATAATTTCTTTTTTTTTATCACTTGAAATAGTTGTATCTTCTAAACTATTATATAAATCTCGTTCTTTTTGTTGTAATTGAGATATTCCAGATATTACTTGGCTATTTTTTTCTGAAAAATTTGTTGACATCTATATTTAATTAATATATAAATAATTTACAATACAATAAATTATTTATATTTATTAATATTTTCTATTTATCAATTGTTTTTGCACTTATTAAAAATATAACTAATAAAATAATTATAATAATATTAAATAAATAGATTTTGTCAATCATTTTAAAAATCAATAAAAAAAATATAAATGCAATAATAGCCCACAAATTGTATCCATATCTTTCCATTGTAAGATAAATTTCACTATTATCCATCATTGACATTATTGTTTGATTCATTTATATATAAAATATATAAAATATATAAAAATTTATATTTTTTATTTTGTGTTGAATTTGTTTTATTTTTTATAATATTTTTATTTTTTATAATATTTTTATTTTTTATAAATTTTTATTAACAATAAATAAAATCCCCATACAATAGCAACTATTATCATTACACTTATATTACTTTCACTTTTTGAAACATGTTTTATTGTTATAAATAATATTATTAATGATAAAATTGAAAAAATATTATACATTAAGTGTTGTTGATTAACATATAATGATGAATTATTATATTCATCTTCTGCTTTACTATAATGGTTTAATTGTTCTATTATTTCTTTTTCTTGTTTTGATAAATTTTCAAATTGAATATTTAATATTTTTGAATTTTCTTTCTGTTGATTTTTTAAATTTTTAACTTCTGGATCAATTGAATTTATTTCATTTGTTATTTCTTTATTTAATTCTATTAATTTTTTATTTAATGATTTTAATATTAAACTTTCATATTTTAATTTTTTTATTAAAACATAATTTTCATTATTTTCATTATTTTTATTATTTTTTTCAGTTTTTTTTATTAATTTTGTTTCTCCTTTTTTAGTTAAACATATTTTATTAGTTGAATTAAAAATTGCTCCAGTACAATTAATATCACTTTCGCACAAAGCTATACATTCATTTTCATTTTCAACAATTTCTGAATTTATATCATTTGTTCCTTCCCATTCATATCCTAATAAAGATATATATTCTGAAATATTTGGATAAATAATTGGTGAGTTATATTTTAAATATATATTATCTATTGCTGTTGATTTATCTCCAGATGCATTTGTTCCTTTTATAATTAATTTATATTCTCCATCACTTTCAACTAAAAAATCTTTTGAATATTCAATCCAAATATTTATTGTTGGAACTATTTCATAAATATCTAATATTTTATTATCATTTTTATCATTTAATTCAATTTTAATTGTATTTACCCCATTACAACAGCTTCTTCCAGAACAATGTAAATATAATGTATATTTTGTTTTTCCTTTTAAATTAATTATTTGTGAAATACGTCCTTGATTTTGTAAACTAACACATTGATTTCCTGAAGGATATGGCATACTATATCCCCAAGCAGTTGAATTATTTACTATTACTGCTCCATCAGAAAAATTCCAATTTGGAACAATTGTGTCACCAGATACATATTTAAATGTATCATTTTCTAAAACAGGTTCATTAAAATTACCATTCATTATTATTGCTTTTGTAGGTATATTATTACCATAACATGTTGATATATTATTATTGTCATTTGAGGTTGATATTTCATTTGAATAATTCAATAATTCATCTAAATTTTTTTCAGAATTGACTTGTGGAGTATTATTTATACATCCTTGTTCATGCCAAATTTTATCATAACATACTTGAGAAATATTTTTACTGTTTAATTTATAATTAGCACATGGATTAGTATTTGATTTTAATGTATTTATATGATTATTCATAGCTTGTTGATATTGTGACATGATAATATCATATTCTTTTTGCAACGTTTCTATTTTTAACAATGTTTTTTTAGTATCTGCATTCATCATATAATATTATAACAAAAAATATATATATTTTACAATTTATATATTTTATTATGCAACACTATGTAAACTTTGCGTATATGGATTATCTTTAAATGCTTTTAATAAATCTGGTGCTATTCTATCACAATTTTTATTACTGTCAACATATTGTAAATTTGTGCTCATTTTTCCATGTGTTTGAATTGTTGGACCTTGTGCTATTCCCATTGTATTTGGCACCCATAATCTATTATTATTTCTATCTTCTTCATTTTTACTTATACTCATATTTAAATTTGAATTAAACATTTTGGCATTTCCTTGATTTATTCTTGATGTAACCATAGTTTCTTTTACAACATTATTTGTTTGTATTGCATCATATGGCATTGCACCATATTTAGATCCTGCAGGATTATATTGGCAAAAATTTGATGTTGTATCACGTTGATTATGAATTGGTTGTTGTTCTGTTACTAAATATCCAGCATTTTCAGTTTGATTGCCAACATATCCATTTGGTTGATATAATGTTGTTTCTTTTATTGTTACATTTGGAACATCATTTTCATCAATTACATAATTTTTTGGAACAATTCCTGCAGAATTACCATAAATTCTCATATTGCAAGAATATTCATCTTTCTTTGATGGTTTTAAAACATCCATTATTGGAGCTATAACAGCACCAATAGCTGATGAAAATCCACTACCAAATGTATCATTTTGTTCATTTATACTTCTATTGTTTTCATAATTTGTTATTGATGTTATATGTCCATTATATTCATGTAATGGAGCTTGTTTATGAGCACAAGAATGACCTGCTTGAAATCCTTCCAATTGAATTCTTTTTGTAGCTTCATATTTTTTTGGAACATAACTTGCTGTCTTTATTGTTGAACTTGGTGTTCCTTGTTGAAATTGTGTTAAATCATTTCTATTCGATGTTTTAAAAATTTCTTTAGCAACTGGTCTGGGTCCTTTTTCAGCACCAGTTGTAGTAAACCATCTATCTTGAGTATTTATATAAAATCTATCAGGTCTATTTTTTTCAACTTTTCCTTCAATTCCAACATTTTTTATAAATGCATTTGCTGGGCCTTGATGATCTAATAATGAAAATTCTTCTTTTGGATTAGTTGCTACACGTAATTCATCCACATTTTTTGGCATCCATAATTCTCTTGATTCTAAACCTGAATTAAATCCACCACTTCCTTTATCTCCATATCCTTGATTTAAACCTGGTCCAACATGAATACTTTCAAATGGTTTTACCATATTATTTTTCATAACTGGGTTGACTCTAGATTGATAAAAATCGCTCATATTTGGAGCTCCATTAGTCCATTGAACATTATCTTGTGGTTTGAATAATGGTGCTTGTTCTATTTTTTTTGTGATTTGTGAACCACTTCCAGCATAATTATCTAATATTGTTTGTGCATTATTGTTATTATATATTTGACCTTTTGGTTTACTTCCAGTGAATGGAACCATATTATTATGAATGAAATCAGTTTTTGATACATAATTCCCAGTTAAAGAGTAAATATCTTGAATATTATTACCAACTGAAACATTCATTTGTTCTGCGATTTGATATGCATTTTGATTTAAATACTTATCAGTTGCTATATTTGTACCAGAATATTCAGCAACATTATCTAATAATTGTGTATTATTCATTACAGGATAATTATCAGGAGGTATATTAGTATTTGGCAAATCTTGGTTTTGATTTTTCTTTCCCATATTTACAAATCCATCTCTATTTCTATTGTTTTTATTTTTTATATTTTTATAAGTCATTAAATTTTCTTTACTTTCTTGATTTTCTTGATTTGAAATTACATACATTCCACCCAATGCTAATAAAGGTATTGCGATTTCCATTATATTATATAATTTATTTAAAAAAATATATATTTATCTAAAAATATATATTTATACATTTATAATATTTATGATATGATTAATTAAATAAAGTTCTTAAATCAAGTTGCAATGCAACTTGTTTATTAGAATTATATTTTTTACATTCATTTTCAATGTAATTCAATGAAAATATTTCTCCTGTTTTTTATGTTGGTAATGAATACATTCATCATCAGTACTATAAAAATTATTTTGTTTTTTTAAATCATTATATACATATTAATATATTAACATCTTTAAATGTGCATAATTTTAAATATATATTATCTGAAAAATATATTTTATTTATTTTTTATGCTTTTACTGCTTTTCCAATTTGGTAAAGTATATGTTTGACTGTTTGTTGGTATACAACTTATATTTCGATGAAAATTATCTTTTTCTAAATTTCTTGTGCTTAAATAACTAGAAAATGGTATTTCACTGTGTTCTTGTGGATTTTCTTGTAAAAAATATGAATGATTTTGTTGCAAATCTTTTGCAGTCCAAGCTGGCATTATTGCACGACTTTGTTCTGTTGTTAAAAAATCACTATGTGTTGGATAATTTACTGGTATTGAATATAAATTTTGCCTTTTAAATTGATATTGATTTACATTATCTCTATTTATTTGTTTATTTAATCCTAATAAAGTGCTATGAACATCAACAGTATTTGTATTAATATTTGCACCCCATTTTTGAGCTAAAATATGAGAATCCATCATAAATGGTAAATTTGTTCCTGGTCCAGGAACATCTACATACCAACGCCCTTGATCTGTTTGTTGTTGAAGTTGTTTGGCAATTCTGGCAGGGTCATCATTAATTCTTGTAAATGACATTATATATTATATATTTTAATTTTTATATATTATATGTTGTATAATATAAATAATGTATTGTTAATTATAATTTAAATTTTTATAAAGATACAACTGGAATTGGTGCTGTACCAAGTCTAATATATCCTAAATCCGGAACATCATATTTAATTATTAATGGCAAATCATTTTCTAAATATAGTTCTATTTGAGGACATAAATTGGTACATTTAATAAAATATGTTAAATGAGTTAAAGAAAATTCTCCTTGAATAATTTTTGTAGAATTTTTTTCTGATATAAAATGCATTCCTTTATCTTTTTCATTATTGTTTGAATCAAAACTATCTTCAAATCTCACAATTTCTTCATCTGCAAAAGAACCTTGACATTTTATAATTAATTGATTACCTATTGAACTAATTTCTATCTTATTAGCTAGACAAGATGCATCTCTAATAATTTTTTGGAAATCTTCTGATGGAAAATTAATTATCGATGAAAATTTTATATCTGGAATGATTAATTCTTCTGGATCAGGATCAATCAATTTTAATTTTAATCTTTTTATTTGTTTTGAATTTTCAAATTTTAAACCTAAAAATTTTACCATGCCATCTTCATAACAACTATCCTCAATATACAAAGTTAAAATATCTTCACTTTCTATTGTATTAATTAATTTAAAAAAATGAACCATATTAACACCAATAATAATTTTTTCTTGGGAACATTTATAAAAATCAAACTTTTCAGCATCTAAATGCATATGAACTAAAATGGTATGTGATTTATCCATATTTGTAATTCTTATTCCATCAGGTTGAAAAGTCATATTTGTTTCAATTAATATTTCTTTTAAAGCAGTTATTAATTTTCTAACTTGAGAAATTTGAATTGTTTTTACTGTCAATGTGTTATTTTCTTCAAAATTTGACATTTATAAATTAATAAAATAAATACTTATTTTCTAAATACTTTTTTTAAAAATATAAATTATAAAAAAATATATAAATTATAAAAAATATATAAATTATAAAAAATATATAAATTATAAAAAATATATAAATTATAAAAAATATAAATAAATTATAAAAAATATATAAATTATAAAAAATATAAATAAATTATAAAAAATATATAAATTATAAAAAAAATATATAAATTATAAAAAAATATAAATAAATTTTACAACTTATATATTTTTTAAATTTACATATAAAAACATTTAATAAATAAATTTAATTATTTTCTAAATGGAACAAAATAATGTTGAAAAAATGATTGAAATTTTAAAAAAATTAAATGATAAATATATTTGTGATAATAATACATATTCATTACAACGATTAGAACATCATATTAATAATTTATCAAATTTAATTGAACACGAAAATAAAAAAAATGATGATAGAGTTAATAAACATAATGAATTAGTTAATGAACAAGAAATATTTTCAAATTTATTTTTATCTCAAAATAAATTTTTTTACATGCAATACAGTGGAAAATATTATGAATATGATGGTAAAAAATATTACATTATAAGTGAAGATATGATTTATCACAAATTATTATCGGAAATAACAAACGAACAAAAATTATTGCAATGGAAACATAAAACTAAATTAAATATAATGAAAAAAATTAAAAATTTGTCACTTCTAAAATCGATACCTGAATTATTTACTGTTGAAAATATTCTTTCATTTTTACAAATTATTTGCTTTTCAAATGAAGAATCAATATATTTATTATGTGTTTTAGGCGATTGTATTTTAAAAAAAAATAATAATTTATTATACTTTATTAAACCAAATACTAAAAATTTTATTAATTTTATCGATAATATAATATATAATACTTGTGGATATTCTATTTCAAATAATTTTATTGTCAAATATCATGAAACACATGAAATAAATAAATATCGATTAATTAAAAGTAAAACAACTTCATCAATTGATTTATTAAAAAATGCAATTAATGATATTGGACTTGAATTAATTTGTGTATCTACTTACTATTCAGAATTTTATGGAAATTCTGAAAATTATTTGGCAACATTAGATGAAGATGTAAAAAATTATATATTATTATTTTCTAATAAATCTTGTGAACAAATTATTGATAATTTTATACAAGAATATATTGAATTTTTACCACAAACAAGTCATAATAAAAAAGAATGTGATGTAATAATTAGTGATGAAAATAATGTAAATAATGGAACAATTGATAAAATTAATACTGATATTAATTGGAAAAATATGCACTATATTTGGAAAATTTATTTGCACAATAAAAAAATACCAACTTTTTTATATACAAATACATTACAAAACATATTTTTATCAAAAATTAACAATATTTGCTTAAATGGAGAGATTATTTTTAATGATGTTACAAGTAAATATTTACCTAATATAAGTTCATTTATATCTTTTTGGAATGAAAATATAAGTTATATTTATTCAAATAGTAATAATGATGCTAATAATAATGATAATGTCAATAACAACGATAATGATGAAAATTTAAATTATGATTTTAAATATGATTATGAAATTTCAGAAATTTTGCAACTTTATAAAAATAGTAATTATAAAACTGGAAATTTAAATTCTAAAAATGTTGCAAGAATTATTAAACATTATTTTTATCCAAATGTAATAATTATTGATGAAAAATATTTAAAAGGAATAAAGTGTAAATTATGGAATAAAAATAACGAAATTAAAAATTTTTTAAATTACTATAAGTATAATTTAATTAAAAATGAAAATTCAATGGAATATATTTCAATTGATAAAGTTTATAATGAATATAAAAAAAATTGCACTAATAAAAATTTAATTATTAGTAATAATTATTTTCAAGAATTCGTTGAATCATATTTATACAATTACATTACATATGACAAATTAATTGATTTTAAATGGTTTGAAAATTAATTTTATATAAATATATATTTTTTTAATAAATATATATTTTTTAATAAAAAATTAAACTTTAGCAGGAGAATATTTAGTATATGCTTGATTATCTGAAACATTTCCTGAAATATTATCTCCTTTTTCTAACATATAACTTTCTCCAATAGCTGATGGTGAACCACCTCTCATTTTACGACTTTTTTTTTTTGATGATAAACGTTTTGAACCTTTTACTTTGACAAATCCAAATTTACCCTTTTTTGTTGAAAATCCATATTTTAATAAACGCATTTCTTTTTTTGCTGTATTGTGTTTTCTTCTTGAAACAATTCTTCCATGTTTATTAATCATTAATTCATTTTTTGTTAATCCACCTGATGTTCTACGAGCTGTTCCATGATAAACTTCGGCACGTGTTCCAATTGTTTTTTTAAATTCTTTTCCCATTTTATAAAATAAACAAAGAAAAAAATATATATTTTGTGATATATATATTTTATTTATGATATATATATTTTATAAATCAAAATTATTCCTAAATGAAATTATTATAAAATAATATTTTATAATACTATGAATTATTTGAGTCACGAAACAACCTTTGAATCATTGTTAAATATTTTAAATTCTAATCAAATGCTTAGTATCAATGAATTGAAAAAAATTTATCCAAAATTTAAAGGTTCATCAGAAGATCAAAATTCTATTTTTTTTACACCTATTTTTAATGAAAAGTTTATTTTTGAAAAAAAAATGAGACCTACTCTATATTTAGATTTGGAAAAAGTATTAGACATATATAACCAATATTATATAAATTCGGGAAATAGTTTTAAGCCACTTGATGGAACTCCAGATGAAAGAGGAAATTGTAAATGTCGCAACACATACCATAACAATTTAGATTATTCTATTTTCAACGGATTAGAAAATTCAAATATGAATTTATGTTATAAAAATAAACATGAAATTTTTAAATATTTTTTTGATTTTCAAAATGCAGAATCAACCACGATGCGTGATGTTCTAGATGAATGCGATGGCGGTCCAGAAATTGCAATAGTGACACCTAACATTTCTTTAAATGGTGTAATAAAATATGTAACTTTACCCAATAGAAATTATGTCATAAATAATAAATATATAAAATTTCAAGATGTAATTATTGAAGGTAATGACAGAACAGAAAAAATAAATAATTATTTTGAACATTGCAGAAATATTACAGAAAATTTAGGAGGAATTTTTATTGAATTCCCAATGAATGAATTTCAACGAGCAGGAAAAAAATCAAAAACAAGAAAAATTAAAACAAGAAAATCAAAAACAAGAAAATCAAAAACAAGAAAATCAAAAACAAGAAAAATTAAAACAAGAAAATCAAAAACAAGAAAATCAAAAACAAGAAAAATTAAAACAAGAAAAATTAAAACAAGAAAAATTAAAACAAGAAAATCAAAAACAAGAAAAAATTTTTATTAAAATTTATTTCTTAATGGTCTTGGCATTCCGCCACTTTGTCCTTCAATTCCTCCTAATTGATTAATTGGTAATGGAATATTAAAATTTCCAAATGTTGTTCTTCCACCTAAAGTTTGATTTATTAATTGAGATATTCTTTGTGCTTCACTTATATTTGGATCGTTAAATCCTTGTTTTATATGTAAAACTTTTTCTTGAATACAATTACAATCTCCTAATGAATTTGAATATAATTCTTTTTGTTGATTATACTGCTGATTTAAATAATCACGATATATATAATTTTTTAAATTACTTCTCTTTCCAGGATAAAATTTTAATGACATTATTAATTATTATATTATTTTTATTTTTTAAATTTATTTTTTAAATTTGTTTAAATAATAAAAAATAAAAAATAAAAAATTGAAACAATTTAAAAAGAATTTATTATTAATATAACAAACCTAAAACAACATAAAAACAACCCAACAAAACTATAAAAAATGAACACAGAAAATGAAAATATTTCCAACACTTATCAAATGAAAACTGATAAACAACACATTTTAGAAAGACCTGATACTTATACTGGATCAATTGAATGTGATGAAAAAAATATGTGGATTATTGATACAAATGTTGATACAAATTGTGATAAAATTATATTAAAAAATATAAATTATATTCCTGCTTTATATAAAATATTTGATGAAGCAATTGTTAATTGTAGAGATCATTACGTAAGAATTCAAGAAATAATTAACGAACAAAAAAATGATGCTAATATAAATAATTCAAATTCAGAAAATTTAATACATCCAGTTACTAATATTGATGTTTCTATTTCGCTAGACGGAATTATTACAATGTGTAATAATGGAAATGGCATTGATGTAGTAAAACATCCGGATAATGATTTATGGGTTCCAGAAATGATATTTGCACATCTTAGAACATCAACAAATTATAATAACAATAAAAAAAAAACAACTGGCGGTAAAAATGGTTATGGTGTAAAATTAGTATTTATTTGGTCAACATATGGTTGTATTGAAACAGTTGATCATGTACGAGGCCTTAAATATTTCCAAGAATTTGGAAATAATTTGGACATAATTCATCCACCAAAAATTACTAAATGTTCTCAAAAACCTTATACTAAAATAATATTTAAACCTGATTATGAAAGATATGGAATAAATGGTTTAACACCTGATATCATAAATTTATTTAAACGTCGTATTTATGATATTTCTGCTGTTACTGATAGATCTGTAAAAGTTAAATACAATGGAAATATTATTCCCATTAAAAATTTTGAACAATACATAAATATGTACATTGGTGATAAAACTGAATGTAAGCGTGTTTATGAATCAAATGAAAATGGAAGATGGGAATATGCAGTTGCTGTAACACCAATGAATGAATTTAAACACATTTCTTTTGTAAATGGTATATTTACATCTAAAGGTGGTAAGCATGTTGATTATATAATTAATCAAATTACAAAAAAATTATGTGATTTAATTGAAAAAAAGAAAAAAGTTCGTGTAAATTCAAATACAATAAAAGAACAAATAATATTATTTTTAAGATGCGATATTGAAGAACCATCATTTGACAGTCAAACTAAAGACTTTATGGATAATCCACCAATTGCTAAGTTTGGTTCAAAATGTGATGTTAGTGATAAATTCATTGAAAAAGTAGCAAGTCTTGGAATTATGGAAACTGCATGTGC